ATCCAATGCCACATATAAGCGGTATGTTTGACGGTGGTTTTACAGGTCGCAGCGCAGGAATGGAAACTTCAAACATGTTATCAAACCAAATAATGATGCAAAAATTTATTGAAAGTATGCCTAATCCAGTTGTAAGAGTAACTGATATAAATAAAACACAGAATAGTGTACAAAGGGCAGTAAACGTTAGTTCACTTTAACTTTTTAACATAATCCTTCCAACCGAAAGGTTCTTTGTCTTTATAATAATCTTTTAATATATCACGAATTTTTGCTGAAGCTCTTTGTTCACTATCTACTAAATCACATTCAAATTTATGCAAAGTAGTTGAGCCTAAACACACTTGATATACTTTATAATTCTTTGGTTTTTTTGACATTTTATATTAAGTAATATTAAAAAACAAATTTAATTTTTTTCCTTTGAATAAATTTACTAATAATATGAAAATAGCTAAATTAAATATTGAAGGTTACATCGGTGGTAGTGATATGGTATCATTATTTTCAGGTGCAGAAACATTTAGTTTAGCAACTTTAAAACGTTTCTTAGATACGTTGGAAAGTGATGTAACAGACATTCATGTTTACATTAATAGTGGTGGTGGTTCTGTGATTGAAGGATGGGCTATTTATGACAAACTAAAAACAAGTGGTAAAAAAATTACTACAATAGGAGAAGGAATGGTTGGTTCAATTGCAACCATTATTTTTATGGCTGGTGATTATAGAAAGTTACATGAAAACTCACGTTTCTTTATTCACAATCCTTATTGGCAGCCTGATTCACCAACTCCAATGGAAGCAGATGACTTAATTTCTTTAGGTGAAAGCTTACAAGCTGAACAAAAAAAGATTTTAGATTTCTATTCTAATCAAACAGGAAAATCAGTTGAAGATTTAGAACCATTAATGCAAAAGGCTACTGACTTAACAAGCACACAGGCTATTGAATTAGGCTTTGCAAATGAAATTATATCAACAAGTGTAAATTATACACCTTATAAATTAGTTGCTTTTGTAGCAACAGAAAACAAACCAAAACAAATAAAAATGAACAAAAACGAACAATCAGTATCGTGGATTAAAAGAGGATTCACGAAGTTAGCTGCATTGATAAACGGTGTTACTTTGAACATGGAAATGCCTGTTAAAGATGCGGAAGGAAATGAAGTGTTATTATACGTTGATTCTGAAACTGAAGATTTAGTTGGTAAGTCAGCTTACTTATTAGATGCTGAAGGAAATGAAAGCGCAGCACCAAACGGAGACTATACAGATGCTAATGGCAGAGTTATTAAAGTTACTGAAGGTGTAGTTGCTGAAGTTGTTGAAGCCGAAGCCAAAAAGCATGAAGGTGAGGAAGAAACTAAAATGGAAGATTTAATTGCAAAGATTGCTGAATTGGAATCAACAAAAGCAAATTTAACTTCTGAATTGGAATCTGTAAAAGCTGAAAAGTCAAAAGCAGAAACAGAATTTAATGCATTTAAAAACGAATTTGAATCACTTAAGAAAGTGGTTATTGGTAAAGGTTCAAACTTCCAAGCAAGTGAACAAGACTTTACTAAAAAGGAAGCTACAAGCGACAATTCATTTGGAGCATGGGCAATTAATAAAATAAAAAACAATAATTAAAAACTAAAAATTAAAACAAAATGGCAGTAGTTACTTCGTTTACAACTTATACAGGTAAACAATCAGAATTTAGAGAATTGGTTATGAAAAAACTTGCTGGTTATGCAAGAGTTGACCAATTAGGATTTCAATTAGTTGAAGATGTACAATCTAATAAGATTATGTACAAAGACAATTACTTGGATAAAATCACAAAAAAATTTACAACTTGTCAAAATACAGAAACAGGAACTGGAATTGCAGTTTCATCTTTCACTTTGTCAGTTGCAAATATGCAAGCACAATTAGAACAATGTGCAGCTGTATTTGATTCTACAATTGCAGAAATCGTTCGTAAAAAAGGTGCAGATATTAATGACTTAACAGGAACTGAAATTGAAGCTTACGTTCTTGAAAGAGTTGCTGAAGCTGCAGCACGTGATTTATTTAGAGTTATGTTCTTAGGTGATACTACTTTATCTAATAGCGATTACACTCAATTTGATGGTGTATTTAAAAAGATTAAAGCTGGTTATTTAGCTGGTGATGGTACTGTTTATGGTGGTACTGTTTCTGCAAGTGATATTAATACTTCTAACATTGTAAATACTTTGGATACTAAAATTTATGATGTACAACCTTATGAATTAAAATTCATTGAAGATTCTCAAAAAGTATTATTAGTAACTGATAACATTTACAAAGCTTGGGTTAAATATCTTTCATCAACTGCTTACGGAATTGTTGAGCAAAGAAATGCTTTAGTTAATGGTTTAACTGGTATTACTTACAGAGGTATTCCAATGGTATCTTTAGGAGTTTTAGACAAATACATTGCAACTGATTTCGCAACAGGTTCACCTGCAGCAGCAGCAACTCCATACAGAGCTATCTTAACAAAAGCTGATAATCATTATTTAGCTACAGATACTTTAACTTCTACTTCACAAGTTCAAATGTGGTATGACCAAACAGATGACAAAAACTACACACGTTTACGTTACAAGGCTGGTTATAACTATGCATTCGGTGAATTAAACGTTTTCGCAGGATTCTAATTTAACGGGAGTGGAAACACTCCCTTAACAATTTAATTAAAATAAAAAATGGCAACAAATTGTAATGACTTAATAAGCGGAATAAATCCAGCATGTGACGCACTTAATAAAGTAGGTGGTGTTAATAAGCGTGTTTGGATTGGCTTAAAAGGAAATATTACTTACACTAAAGATTCAAACGGTTATGTAAATACTGTTTCAATGGGTACTGTAGGTTCTTTACCTTCTAAACTTTATACATTCACAGGAAAGCGTGATAAAAATTCTTTTGCATTTCCTTTAACTGCAGGTGAAAACATTAATACATTTAACCACCAAGCTATGATGGCATTGTATTATTCAACTCCTTCAGAACTTGAAACACTTAATCAATTAGCGAATGCTGACGATGTTGTAGTTTTCATGGAAGGTAATGATTCTAAAATCTATGTTTTAGGTTTAGACAAAGGATTAAATGCAACAGCTGGTGAAGGTGGTTCAGGTATATTGTTAAATGATTCAACTGCTTACATGATTACTTTAAGCGGTGAACAAACAACTGCACCTAATATCTTCAGAGTAAATGCAGCTGCAAGTTTAGCAACTAACCAAGCTTACTTAGACGCTTTAACCTAATTGATAAAATTAATTATTAAGAGCCTCACTTCGGTGGGGCTTTTTTATTTATATTTGTTGATATAAATTATACTAATGCCAAGACCAAGACCGAGAGAAACAGACGAAGAATTTATACAACGTTGCATGGGTGATTCTCAAATGCAAAGTGAATTTCCTGAAAATGACCAACGATATGCAGTTTGTCAATCTAAATTAGATACTTACGCAGCTATTAAAATTTCATTTGATTATGATGGGACATTAACAACAGCAAAAGGAAAAGAACTTGCTAAAAGTTTAGATGGAGACATTTATATAATTTCAGCACGACAATCAAGAGCAGGAATGTTAAGTACAGCAAGGAGTTTAAATATACCTATTTCAAGAGTTTATGCAACTGGTTCTAATAAAGCTAAGGTTGAAAAAATTAAGCAATTAGGGATATCAAAGCACTATGATAATAACATGGATGTTATTAAACAACTTGAAAATATTGGTATTCATTTTACTAATTATTTAAATGCTGAAAGTTATAATGATTACCCTGATAGCGTTTCAAACAATGCTAAAAGAGGTATTGAATTAAATGATGCTGTAAATAATAAGTGTGCAACTCAAGTTGGTAAAGTAAGAGCGCAGCAATTAGCTAATAAAGAGAATTTAACTATTGATACTATACAACGTATGTATTCATATTTAAGTCGTGCTGAAACTTATTATGATGAAAGCAATACAGAAGCCTGTGGAACTATTAGTTATCTTTTATGGGGTGGTAAAGCTGGTTTTATTTGGAGCAGAAAAAAACTTAGAGAATTGGATTTATTAAATGAATAGTGAATTAATTAATAAGGTTAAAACTGTTTTAGATAATCCAAAACAAAGATTAAATGATTTGTTTGAATTATGCAAAACTTTATGCAATCATGCAGTAAATATTAATTGTTCATCATGTGTAACAGAAGGTGTTATGCTTTTGACTAATTGGATAAAAGAAAATAATATAAAGTTGGAAGCTCAAAACTATTTTAGAAAAGCGGTAAATGGTGAATATGAATTTAAGCCACTTAATTTATTTGTTCAATACTACCAACAAGATAATATTGAAAGGCAAAAGGAAATTGATGCATGTTCTAAATTAAACCATTCATTAAAGCATTTCAATAAGGTTTTTAGCTTAACAGAACGATTAACATATAAACAAATATTTGAATTAACAAACGATTATCCTGACTGTATTAATGTGATTGCAAATAGTGATATTTATTTCAATGAAACAATTTTGTTTTCTCGTTTTATGAGAGAGGATGACTGTTACGCTTTAAGTCGCTGGGATTACCAAGAAAATGGACTTGCTGTTTTATTTGACAGAAAAGATAGTCAAGATGCTTGGGTATTTAATGGAGCAGTAAAAAAAATACAAGATGGAAATTACCATTTAGGAACTGCTGGATGTGATAATAGAATAGCTTGGGAATTAAAACAAGCAGGTTACAATGTGCTTAATCCTTCAAAAACAATTCACTCAATACATTTGCACCTATCTAATCATAGAACATATAAAGCAATAGACAGAATAAGCGAACCATATCACTTTATTTTTCCTCATTACTAATGAAATTATTACACATAGGTCTTTGCGTTTCCGAAGGTGAAAACGGATTTCAAAAAGCATTTAAAGATGTTTTAGGGAATGAAAATTATTTTGAATTAAGCACAGGCGAACAGCATTTAAATGTAAAAATTTTACAGAAGTTTAACGAATGTAAACCTGACGTTGTATTTTTTCAAATACAAGCTGAAAGCATAGTAGCAAATCAAACATTTGATTATTTAAAAAGTAATGGTGCTTTTGTAATTAATTGGACTGGAGACAAAAGAAATACTGCACCACAATGGATGGTTGATGCTGCACCTTTTGTTAGTTTAACAGCCTTCAGTAACATGGAAGATGTAAGAGAATTAAAAAAATTAGAATATGATAGTGAATACTTGGAAATTGGTTATGATGAAAACATTTACAATAGTTTTGGCGATGCTTATACTGATTATGAGGTATTGTTTATGGCTAATAATTATGGCGCTGGTTATTTTCCATTTAGTAAATTTAGAATTGAAATAGCAGAAAACTTAAAAAACAAATTAAGTTCCTTTGGTTTATTTGGTAGTGGTTGGTTAAAAGGTAATGGAAATGTAAACCATTCGCAATTTGAGGAAGCTAAATGGTATAAAGGATGTAAGATTGCAATTAATTGCAGCCATTATAATGTAGCTCGTTATAATTCAGATAGGCTTTTAAGAATATTGGGAAGTGGTGCTTTCTGTTTGTCTTATAAGCATCCAGAAATGGAAGAGGATTACGAAAATTATAAGCATTTAGTTTATTTTGATTCAATAGAAGATTTAAATAATAAGATTGAATACTATTTACAAAATGAAGATGAAAGAAAACAAATTGCTTATAACGGGCAACAATTAGTATTAAATAGAAATACATTTAAGCATCAAGTAGAAAACATTATAAAATTAGTAAAATGAAAGTTTTAGGATTTATGACCATTCACTATGGTTTAGAATATTTAAAAGAAAGTTTATTATCAATTAAAGACAATGTAGATGGAATGGTTATCAGTTACGTTCACAAGCCTTCGCATGGATTTAAAACTATTTTGGATTGCCCTGATAAAGCTGAAGATATTAGGAAAGTTTGTGAGGAAGTTTTAGGAAATAAATTAATTTGGGACGAAGCTGAATTTTATGGGGCTGAAAATATACACAGAAGTGTAGCAAAAAAATATTCACAAGGATTTGATTTAATACTAACTATTGATGCTGATGAAGTATTTGAACCAACTGAAATAGATATAGCTTTAAAATACGCTTATACAAATCCTGAAAGGTATTTTGGAATAAAAGGTTATCTTAATTTTTGGCGGTCGTTTAATTATATTTGTTTAGATGGTTTTAGACCAATAAGAATTGAGAATTTAAATAACCATAATTCATTACAGAATTTAAACTGTCCTTTAACCATTTATCATTTTAGTACAGCACAAAGTAAAGCAGTTATGGAATATAAGTATTCATGCTTTGGTCATGCTAATGAAATTAAAGCAGATTATTTAGAAAAAATATTTTACAAATGGACACCTGAAAATAATTTTGGTGATTTGCATCCAGTTTCAATTAACCTTTGGAATGCGATTAATTACGATAAAAATAAATTGCCTGAATTTTTAAAAAAACATCCTAACTTTGATAAAACTTTGATATGATAGTTTATCATTTTTATGATGGGATATTTGAAGTTTGGAAATGTAAATTATATACGATTGAATTATGCATGAATTAGCAGCTGTAATAGTAGATACACGAAGATTAAGTTTATACCAAGTAATTACAGAACATTTATTTTACTTACCTAAATACACAAAGCTTTATATTTTTAGTTCTGAAGATAACAGGCATTTACAAGAAATGCTTAACTGTGAATTTCACGTTGTTGAAGTCAATGATATTAGAGGATATAATAAGCTTTTAAAATCAAAAAACTTTTGGAATAAAATTAAAGAGGAAAACGTTTTAATATTTCAGGAAGATAGCAGATTATTAAGGGAAGGGATTGAAGATTTTTACGAATATGATTACATTGGTGCAACATGGGATTTTTATCCTTTTGTTGGTAATGGTGGTTTAAGTTTTAGGCATAAATCAGCAATGTTAAAAGTTTTAGAAATTTGCAATCCTGAAAACGATATTAACGAAGATGTTTATTTTGCATGGGGCTGTAATGTTTTAAAATTAAATTTAGCACCAGTAAACGTAGCAAATAAATTTAGCTGTGAAACTCAATTTCATTTAGGAACTTTAGGTTATCATGCAGTTGAAAAATATTTACCTTTAGAACAAGTAAACGAAATAAAAAAGCAATATGAAATACTTTGATAAAATAATAAAAGTAACAGAAAAAACACATGAATACAAAGGTTCATTTGAAAATGATGAGGTGTATTCTAAAGAATTATTGGAACTTGTTTTAAATGAATTAAACAAATATAATAATCCAATTTTAATTGATGTTGGAGCGTGTACTGGTTCTTATTCTCTTTTAGATTTAATATTACCAACATTACAGGTTTATTCTTTTGAGCCTTCAAGAGCCTATATTGAATTGATAGAAAATATTAAATTTAATAATAGTAAAACAATTGCACATAAAAAGGCAATATCTAATGTAATTGGAACAGAAATTTTTAATGAAGTTGAATTTGATGGCTGTATAGCATTATCAATGTTGGGCGGTGTTCCTGCATGGCATAAAAAAACAATTCAAAAAGAAGTTGAAGTAATTACAATTGATTATTTTTGCAAACAAAATAATATTATTCCTAATGTTATTAAAATTGATACTGAAGGAAATGAAATTAATGTATTAAAAGGTTGTTTAAAAACAATAGGAAAATATAAACCAATAATATTTTCAGAATATTCAGAAGAAAATTTAAATCAATACGGAAATAGTTTAGGAAGTATAGATGAATTTTTTAATGAAATAAATTATAAAACAATAATATTAAATAGTGGCGATATAATAGGAAAACCAACAATATGAATCAATTACTAATTAGAGATAATTACCACCAAGCTTGTAAAACCCCAAGTGATATAAACGAACATTTGGAAGTACTTTACGATTTAGCAAAAGAATGTTCACATATTACAGAAATGGGGGTTCGTTCTGTTGTAAGTACATGGGCTTTTATGTACAGAAATCCAAGTATTTTAGTTGGAATAGATTTACATGTTCATCCAAATATTGATGAAGCTTTAAAAGTTTACCCTAATTGGAAGTTCATTCAAGCAGATACTCTTAAAATTGATATAGAGCCAACAGAATTACTTTTTATTGACACTTTACATATTTACTCACAACTTAAAAAAGAATTGTTTAAACATGCAAAAAAAGCAAAAAAATATATTGTATTACACGATACAACTACTTACGGGCAAAATGATGAACCGACTGATTGGCAAACTCCTGAAATCATGGAAAACTACCAAACGGAAAACAAAAAAGGATTGATGCCAGCTGTAGATGAATTTTTAGAAGCTAATAAAGAATGGTATATTTACAGACAATACACGAATAATAACGGATTAACTATTTTAAAAAGAGTATGAATTTAAAATTTAGAATTAAGCAAGAATTTATTCATTGTGATATAATCACTAAGGATAAATCAGGAAATGATGTTTTAGTAAATCATTTAAACTTTAATGATTATTTTGCTAACTTAATGTTTGCTGCAGGGCAAAGCCATTTAATTGAATTGAATCCTTTGTACGATGTACAATTACAGGAAGAAAAAAAAACTTTCGAGCAAATATCGGAAAATGTTATTGCATTAACTTACAATCCTCTGGAGATAGGAGAAAACAATTCACAAGAAATTCCGAAAGAGCAGGAATTAAAGCGCAAACGTGGAAGGCAACCGAAAGTGAAAGCATAAAACATAATGGTTTTTTATTGCCGACTGAAATAGCAACGCTTAGAAGTCACATGGCAATACTTCAGCACTCTTTGAATGAAAATTTAGAGAGTGTTTTTATTTTAGAAGATGACGTTGATTTTACAGATGACTTTATTAATAAGTTAAATGATTGCTTAAAGGAATTACCTGAAGATTGGGATGGCATACACTTAGGTGGTTATTCACCTAATGGAAGTACAGTTAATTATTCAATCATGCTAAATAAATGCTTTGCAAGTTGGGGTGGTTATGGTTACATAGTAAATAAAAAAGCTATTCCAATAATTTTAAAAGAAATAGAAAAAGAGGAAAAACAAATTGACACTTACATTGCTGGGTTAATGCCTTCATTAAAATGGTTTAAAAGCAAAGAAAAACTTATTTTGCATCCACCTAATCAAAGTACTATATTAAACAAGTGGGTAGATTATAAAGATTTATATTAACTATCTTTAAAGAAATATATTAAAACTTAAATTTGAAATCATGTTTAAACCACGCACTTTAACGTATAAAAATCGTGTTGTTAAAATCTACAAGGATAATAACACCGATTTAATAAAATACGGTGCAAATAATGACTTTCCTCAAAAGCTAATACAACAATTAGATGAAAGTGGAACTGCAACAGCTTGTATTGATGTACTTACTCAATATATATATGCAGATGGCTTAGTAAATGAGCAATTAGGAGATTTTAAGATTAATGAAAAGCAAACATTTAATGAATTAATTGCAGATATTACAAGTTATGTAGCGCCTTTTCAGGCTGTTTCTTTGTATGTAATGCGTGGACTTGATGGTAAAGTAAAGGAATTAAAGATTATACCTTTTGAGCAAATAAGAAAAACAGACAGAGGTACTTTTATTGTTAATAATACTTTTGGAACTCCAAAATATAAAAAGGAAAAAGATAAAGAATTTCCTGCATTTTATGGAGCTGAAATAAGCCCTGAACAATTACGTGAACATGTAATGGAATGGGGCGATAATACTGGTGAAATCCTTTATTACTTTAGAAAAAAACCAATGAAAAACTATTATCCTATTCCTACTTTTTATAGTGCGATTGAGGATATTAATACAGATAGCGAGAATAGTAAATACGAACTTGAAAGCGTTACAAATTCATTTTTACCAAGTGGCATTTTAAACATAGTTGGCAACTATGATAATACACAGGAAGATGAAAACGGAATGACTCAACAAGATTATTTAGATGCTACTTTAGAACAATTTACTGGTAATGTAAAAGATGAAACTGGAGCAAGTGGAAGGCAAAAGCTTTTAATCTTACAAGCTAAGACAAAAGAGGAACTTGCTGTTTACCAACCATTGAGTAATGAAGGTATTTTAAATGCAATTGAAAACAGCACAAAAAGAGTTGCAGATAAAGTTGCAAGGGCTTTTGGAGTTCCGCCATTCTTAATTGGATTAGGCGGTAATGTTGGTTTCTCAACTAATATAATAGCAGATAACATTGAACTATTTAATAATCGTGTAAAGGTACTTCAAGAAATTATTACAGATGCATTAGAACAATGTTATCCTGAATTAGATTTTGAAATGACTCAATTAAATCCGATTAAATATATCGCTCCTGAAGTTTATGCAAAATTAACTGATTCTGAAATTAGAGAGATAGGCGGTTATCAAACAGATGAAACTAAACAAACAAGTACAATTACACTTGCTCAAACATTGGGTGTTGGTGGAACACAAAGTTTAGTTGGAATATTACAAGATAATATATTAACAACTGAACAAAAGGTTAATACTTTAGTAATTTTATTTGGATTAACTCAAGAACAAGCAACTAAATTAGTAAAAGGTAATGGCATACAAACCACTAATAATTAAAAGCGATTTCGATGCTTATTGCAGAATAAGTAAGAACATAAAAGATTCTGACTTAGATGTACACATTCGAGATACACAGGAAGTAGAATTTGAGTCGTGGGTGAGTGAAGCTTTTTATACTGACTTAATGGATAACTTATCTACTAAGCCACAATTAACAGCTTTATTTAATGAATACATAAAGCCTTTTTTGGTTTTAGGTTCTTATTATCGCTTTTTATTATGGCATGGGGCTAATGTTAGTCAGTATGGAATAAGACAAAACAATGAAGATACAAGCTCGGAAGTAAGTGATAAAAGACGTGCGGAGTTAATGGGTGATGTTCAAAGCAAAAAGAATGCATTTTTAAATAAGTTAAAAGATAAATTGTTTAATGACAATTATACTTTTGATGGGGTGCAATATAACTTTTATGACACTTACGATAAAAGGGAGTTAATGCAAGAACAAAACATTAGACAATTAGGGCAAAAAAAATTAATTAAAAAAGGAAGGGGGTTCTGTGGTTATCCGAAGGATTGTTGGTGATACTTATCCAGTAAAAATTCAGATACTTTCTGAAGATGGCACTGCATTCAATTTAACAGGATGTACTTGCTTTTTTACTGTAAAAAAAAGGTATGAAGATACAGACGCACAAGCTATAATCAGTTTGAGTACAAGCTCACATGTTACAGCATTGGAAGGTATTACAGAATTTACTATGACTTCAGCAAATGTTAGTTTAGTTGGTTCTTTTTTATATGATGTAAAAGTAAAGGACACAAATAATATTATTTATTCTGTTATTACTGATAAAATTATTTTTGAAAATCACGTTACAATAAGAACTTCATGACACCTTATAAATTAAAAATATTAAACGGAGTATTGAAGTTAAAATCATTTGCGGATGTGGTTTTAAATATCTTTGGAATTAAGGATTTAGGAACTCAAACGGGCAATGTAGATAATGGTTTAGTAGATTGGAGCATTCAGCATTTAACAAAGACTACAGCTCAATGGAATGCCGATACAACAACTATTTTATTAAAAGGACAGTTAGGTATAGAAGATACAGCAAACGCAACATATAAGCTTAAAATAGGTAATGGCACTAATTTATGGAGTGTTTTATCTTACGTTGGTGGTGGTGCTGGTGGAAGTCAAGATTTACAAAGCGTTACTGATTTAGGGGCAACAACTACAAACGCAATTAATACAGCAGGGATAACAAGCGATTATTTACAATTAGATACAACTGCAACAAATACAAATGCAGTTGGTAAAGTAGTTTGGAATGATACATTAGGAACTGGTGAAATAGGTTTAAAGGGCGGTAACATCAATGCTAAATTAGCACAAGATTTATACGCAAGGGTTGTAAATAAAACAACTCAAAATTTATTAAAAGCTAATTACCAAGCTGTAAAAGTACGAAGCGCACAAGGGCAAAGATTAGCTGTTAATTTTGCACAAGCTAACAATGATAATAACAGCGCAGATACAATTGGAATTGTAGCTGAAAACATTAATAACAATCAAGAAGGGTTTGTTATTACAGTTGGAACAATTGAAAACATAAATACAACTGGTTCTTTACAAGGTGAAACATGGGCAGATGGTGATGTTCTATACTTAAGTCCAACTACAGCAGGTAATATAACTAACATAAAGCCTGATGGAAGTACGGGACATATTGTTGTTATTGGTTACGTTGAGTACTCACACCAAAACAATGGTAAGATATACGTTAAGATAATGAACGGTTGGGAACTTGATGAATTACACAATGTATTTATTTCAAGTCCATCTAATAATCAAATATTAACTTACGAAAGTTCAACTCAACTTTGGAAAAATAAAACAGTTAATACTGCATTAGGTTATACAGCTGAAAACTTAGCAAATAAAGGGGTGGCAAACGGGTACGCACCATTAGCAAGTGATTCAAAAATAGACGCTGCTTATTTACCAAGTTATGTTAGTGATATTCTTGAATATGCAAATTTAGCTTTATTTCCTGCGACTGGTCAAAATGGAAAAATATATTTGGCATTAGATACAAATAAAGTTTATAGATGGTCTGGTAGTGTTTATATTGAGGTCGCAGCAAATAGTGGTGTTTGGGGTGCAATAACAGGAACGATAACAAATCAAACTGATTTACAAACAGCATTAAATGCAAAAGCATCTATTTTACCTTTATATTTTGGATCTGCGCAAAACACTTTAAATCCAGCAGATTCGACAACATACTACTTTGCTAATACTTCATTACCTTCTACGGGATTTATATCAAGATATATTCCAATTAGTTCGGCTGTTACAGTAATTGCATGTTCATTTGAAATATGGGTAAATAGCACTATCGGTTCATCTGAAAATTCTCAAATAGATTTATTAGTTTATAATAGTTCAGATGTTTTGCAATCAACTAATTCAATTAGTAATACTGTAAAATGGAATAATGCTGGTAAAACAAATAAATACTATATTACAGGATTAAATTATGCAATACCTGCAAATAGCTATATAGTATTAAGGTTAATAACACCAGCATGGGTAACTAATCCAACAGTAACATGGGGAACATTTAATTTAAGCATTATATGAAATTTGAATACAAAATAAAACTAGAAAATGGTAAATACAATATTTACTATTTCATAAATGGTGTTATTGATACAGTAGAGTTCTATGGTTATTCACTAAATGACTCTGAATTAATCATTCGTTATGGTTACAAAGAAATAAAATAATGGTACTTTAAAAAATAAAAAACATGATAACATTTTCAAATAGAGCAGGAGTTTCGGGTGGTTCGGAACTAATAGCAGATACAGCAGCAAGAACAGGTGAACAAATATGTGCTTTTTATGTTCGTGAGGATACAGTTGTAAGTGTTGCAACTGGTGGTGGTAAAAATTATGTTACCATATTTGGAATAAGTGGAAAAACATTAAAAGCAGGAGACTGGTTTTACGTGCCTTATTTTGAATACATAACAGCAATTACTTTAACAAGTGGAAGTATTATTGCTTACCAAGAAAAAAATATATGATAGGAATAGGCAAAAATCTATTTAAAGCAAATGTAAAAGCTGGAGGTGGCGCACCTACTTACGATGCTGATGCTTTAGCATACTTTACTGCTAATACAGCAATAACAAGTGCAGCAGATAAAAACGCTATTAATGACTTTTATTTAGGGCTTAAAAGCGATGCAATTTATACTAAAATTAAGGCTATGTATTTACCATTGTGGAGTTCAGATAGTTCAAATAAATGGAATCTAGTTAATCCATTAGATACAGATGCTGCTTTTAGATTAAAATTTGCGACTGGAATGTCACACGTAAGTAATGGGTTTAATTCTAATGGTACTACGGGTTATGCCAATTCATATTATTCAACAAATAACATACAGAATTCCAATCATTTATCAATATATATTCAAACAGACGTGAATGAAGCAAAAGTAGATATTGGTGCTTATCAAGGTTCTCCAGGTAGAGCTTTTGACATTGAATCAAGAGTATCTAATGTTCATTACAATGGAAATTTTATTTCTGCTAATTTTAATACTTATGCAAATACAAATTCGAAAGGATTTTATATTAATACAAGAACTACAAGCACAAATCAAAAATCTTATAAAAATGGCACTTTAAAAGCTACTGATACAAGTAGTGGCACTAATAATTTTAATAGACCAATATATATATGTTGTAGAAATGAACAGGGTACGCCAAGTCAGTATTCAACTAAAATATTTTCATTTATATCAATCGGAGATAACGGCTTAACAGATACAGAAGCGAGTAACTTTTATACAAGAGTAAACACATTAATGACACATTTTGGAATAAACGTATAATTATGGAATATTACGGTAGAATAGTAACAACAGAACAAGCAGAACAATTACAAGGAGTATTCATTGACCATGATACTTTTTTTAATTTTGTTCAAGACATTAACGGAATTTACTTTTTATTTTTAAGTGAGCAGGATGAACAAGATATTGCACAAACGGAATACGCATCTTTGTTGCAGATTCCTTTAAGCCCTTATGTAGCACCACCAACACCACCAATACCATGAAAGAGGCATTAGAATTAATAAAGAAACATGGCGCAACTGCGGTACTTGTATTGTGGCTATGGCATACTCATACGAGAGTAGAACATTTAGAAGCTAAGTTGTATAATTGTTTAGAACGTGAAAGACTTGAACAATTATATAGTAAACCAAACGAAGCTGTACTACCTAAAAAAATAGAAGATGAAAATAAAAGTAGTTAGGGAAATTAAAAACGATGTATGTACTATTGGTAGTTTATTCATCAATGATGTTTTCTTTTGTTACACCTTAGAAGATAAAGATAGGGGATTAAAACAAAGTAATTCCTTACTTTTCATCCAAGCTAAAAAGATTTTCGGGCTTACTGCTATTCCTTCAGGATTTTATAAACTAACAGTTAATCAGTCACCGAAGTTTAAAAGGATGTTACCTCGTATTCTTGATATAAAAGGATTTGAAGGTGTTTTATTGCATAGAGGTAATAATGCTAACCATTCACTTGGATGTATTCTTGTAGGGTACAAAAAAGGCGAAAACTCAATATTTGAAAGCACTAAAGCGGAGACGGATTTAGTAAACAGATTATTGTTACATAATCAAGAAGTACATACAATAGAAATAGTATAGCAAAAAAGCACCTTACGGGGTGCTTTTAAATGTTAGAAATTTTTATGAAAAAAACACAAAGAACGATAAGCAAAATTAAACAATTTAAAACAATATACAAATGTTATTACAATTAGTAAATGATACACTAACAACAGTAGTTAGTGAAGTAGTTAATACAGCGGTGGCGGTACATGAAGTAACTGGTGGTGGAGCTTTCATCAATGGGGTTGATAATTCAGTAGTAGGTTCAATAGTTACTTTATTAGTAGCAGCTATTATTCGCCATTGGGAAAAGAAAAAGATTAAAAAGAGAGCAAATA